GTGGTAATGCACAGCCACCCGTTCGAGGGGTAGGCGTGCTGCACGTGATCCAGACAGCGAACATGCTTCGCTCCGGTCGGAGCCTTGCGCGTCATCGCGCGTATTCCTTCGCCGTCAGTGCTTCGGCGAGGGCTAGGCGGGTGAGAGTCGGCACGGTAGGTGGCCATGCGGCCGTCTCACGCTCGACAGCCGGCGCGTACCGCTCGCGCAGCGCGTCTAGTTCTTCGTCGTGGATAGACCGCGCGATGCGTTCGTTGCGTTCGATGCGTTCCGAGAGTGTCATGGTGCGTACTCCGTATCGGGGTGTCGATACGTGTAACGTACCCCTGTACCGATATGTTGTCAAGGGCCAATATCAAGAACGGGTGGCAGCGTAGGTGTGCCAGTCATGCGGCGGTGTCTGTGCCGTGGATGCAGCCTGCACCCGGACTCACCCTGTCAGTCAGTCACACGGGCTACCAGGTGCGCACCCTGCACCGCTACCCATGACGCACCTAAGCGAGCCATCTATGACAGCCCTAGGTGGAGACAGCTGTCTGCCCGCACCATCCGGGCGCACCTTGGGGCCAATGGTCCGGTCTGCCCTGGGTACGGCCGTCCTCCGCATCCCGCCTATGACTGGACTACAGACCACCGGATCCCGTTGGGTCAGGGTGGGGCGCCGTTCGACCCTCGCAACGTGCAGGTGTTATGTCGTGCGTGTAACGGACGTAAGCGTGACGACTAGGCCGGCGCGTCGCATGCGTGCGCATACACACGAGCGTATGCGCCTCACGTACGCACGCGCGCACCCGGGGGTACCCACAGGCGCGCGCGTCACGCTAACAGCCGGCCGCCTCGTTTTCTGCGCTGTGACCTTGGGGGCTGCCGTTTTTCGCGAGGCGCGCAGGTTTGCCCGCCCAACGTCCTCTCGTACGTGGGTGCGCTCGCGTGAGGGCTCCGTGATCGTCGCGCCAGGCCCGGTCGAGGGCGTCGCAGACCATCTTCATGCCTCGGTAGCGCCCGGGACAGGTGTTGTGCCCCGCCCCGGGCATGACGACACGGCCCACAACAGCCGCTCGGACCACGTTACGCCACTTGTCAACCCCGGAGGAGCCGATGCCCGCCCACAAGATCGCCCCACTTCGCAGGGCCACGGTTCCACGCGGCGATCTGCGCTCACTAGCCGCTCTACAGACCTCGATCGCCGCGATGCCGCCGCCACCGACGCCCGTTGGGCTCACCAAGGCCGTCCGGGAGGAGTGGACGGTGTTCTGGCAGTCGCCGATCGCCGCTCACGTCATCCCGGCGCATCTACCGGCGCTCCGGCGCCTGTTCGCTCTCCGATCCCAGCGCGAGCGGTTCGCCCTGGTCGGGTTCGAGCAGCCCGTCAGCTTCGGATCGACCGGACAGCAGGTGCTCAACCCGCTCCTCAAGGAGCTCGACGCGATCGACGCGAAGATCCTCGCGCTCGAGGACCGTTTCGGGCTCAGTCCGAAGCACTCGATCGCGCTGTCGGAGGGCCTCGATGACGCTACAGCTGCCGCTGCGGCCGCCAACCGGGCCCTCTCGGAAGGCTTCGGCGACCCCGAAGTCGTCCAGGAGCCGCGAGCGCGCGTCAAGCGCGTCGCCGCTATCGAATGACGGTCGTCGGCCGCGATACGAGTCACCGTTGGGTCTCTTGCCGGACGGACGTGTGGCGCCCTCGTGTGGGGATGCGGTGGCCGACTGGATCGAACGCAAGCTCGTCCACGGCGAGGGTGATTCGCTCGGGCAGCCGATCACCCTCGACCCGTTCCAGCGATACATCCTCCGGCGCAAGTACCAGTACAACCCGGCCACCGGACGACTCCTCTACGATCGGGTCCTAGTCGGCATGGCGAAGGGCAACGCCAAGACCGAACTGATGGCGAACGATGGCATCGCTCGGCTGGTGAGCCCGATCGCACCCCTGTCACCGAACATCCCCGTTGCCGCCGCGTCGTGGGAGCAGGCCAATCGCCTGTTCGGGGCCGCACGGCTCGCGATCGAGGAGAGTCCGGAGCTTGCCGAGACGTTCAAGGGCTCCATCTTCGAGGACCGGATCCTCAATCCGATCCGGCCGGGCGTCCTGGCCCGGATCGCGGCTATCGCCGGCACGAACGATGGCGGGCTGCCGTCGGACTGCTACGAGGACGAGCTCCACGAGTGGGAAGGTGAGCGTCGCGAGCGGGTCGACGTCGTCCTGGGCAACGGACTCAAGAAGCGGACGCCCCGGGCTGTGCTGCCGAACGGTCAGGTCATCCTAGGCGGCCAGCAGGTGCGGATCTCGACCGCCGGCGACAACCCCAACGGGCTCCTGAGACGCCTGTACGACCACGGCCGCAAGGTCGCCTCGGGCGAGACCCTGGACCCACGTTTCCTGATCCTGTGGTGGGAGGCCGGCGAGGAGCACGATCTCGACACCGAGCAGGGCCTCATGGCCGCGATCCGGGACGCGAACCCGGCCGAGGGCTCGTTCGTGGACATGACCAACCTGACCGACCGCTTCCACGACCCGACCCTGGCCCGCTACGAGTACGAGCGGTATCACCTGAACCGCTGGTCGATGGCGCCGGACGCCTGGATCGCGCTCGACACTTGGATGGGCCGCCGGCATCCGAACGGGCTCATCCAGCCACCCAAGGACACGCCCATCACGATCGGCTTCGACGGCTCGAAGTCGCGTGACTCGACGGCGCTCATGGGCTGCACGCTCGACGGACACCTGTTCGAGATCGGTGTCTGGGAGCGTGACCAGTGGAACCCCGAGTGGACGGTTCCGCGTGCCGAGGTCGATCGGAAGGTCGATTGGGCGATGTCTCAGTGGGACGTTACGCTCATGTACGCCGACCCGCCTCGCTGGGAGCGCGAGCTCGAGGACTGGTCGGCGAAGTACGGGGAGCGGCGTGTGCTGGCGTTCGACACAGCGGTCGGTGAGCGCATGGCGCCGGCGATCGGGCAGTTCCACGACGCGGTCATGGCTGAAAAGCCGGCCCTCGGTGCAGTCATCCGCGGGCTGACCCACGACGGCTCGCCCGTCCTGGCCCGGCACATCGCCAACGCGCGCACCCGTGAGACCCGCTGGGGCCTCGTCATCGAGAAGGAGAACAAGGACTCGCCACGCAGGATCGACGCCGCGGTCGCGGCAGTCCTGGCCCACTACGCCGCCACGTCACCCGCGAAGACCGTTGACCGCACCCTACGTCTCTCAGGAGGTCCCCGATGATCGACCCCAACCTCATCCCGGTCGCCGGAGAGGACTCCATCGCGCTCATCAAGCGCCTGTCCGCCACGATCGCCGCGCGCTCGACCGACTACAACAGGTTCGATGCCTACTACAACGGCGAACAGGGCATCCGGTTCCAGAGCCCCGAGCACAAGCTCGCGTTCGGCAAGGCGTTCGGCAAGTATTCGGAGAACTTCTGCGGCCTGGTCGTCGACGCGGTCGAGGAGCGGCTTGACGTCGAGGGTTTCCGGTTTCCGCCCCAGCCGGCCGCCGAGGACGCCGAGCCGCCCGATGAGGACCCGGGCGACGGCGCCGACAAGGATGCGTGGCGGATCTGGCAGGACAACCAGCTGGACGCCTCGAGCCAGGTCGCGCACACCGAGGCGCTCGTGAAGGGCGTCGCGTACGTGCTGGTCGGGCAGTTCGAGTCCGAGTGGATCGGTGGCCGCTCACCGCGGATCACCGTCGAGGATCCGTGCGAGGCCATCGTCGAGTTCGCCCCGGGCACGCGCGAACGGGTCGTCGGCATGAAGCGGTGGGAGGACGTCGCCCAAAAGGTCACGTTCGCGACCCTGTTCTACCGCGACCGGATCGAGAAGTGGCAGACGAAGACCCGCCGCTGGGCCAACCAGTTCTCATCCGGGATCATCGCCGAGCCCGAGGCGTGGGAGCAGCGGTTCGTCGACGGCGAACGCTGGCCCCTGCCGAACCCGCTCGGGGTCGTGCCGCTCGTCCCGCTCGTCAACCGGCCACGCCTAGTCGGCGAGGGTCGGTCCGAGATCGCCGACATCATCCCGATCCAGGACGCCATCAACAAGCTCGCGATCGACGAGATGGTCACATCGGACACCGCGTCGTTCCCCCAGAAGTGGGCGACCGGCCTCGAGATCCCGATCGACCCCGTCACCGGCAAGAGCGTCGAGAGCTTCCAGTCGGCGGTCGATCGGTTCCTGTCGACGGCGGCGCCGGACGCGAAGTTCGGCCAGTTCCCGGCGGCCGAGTTGACGGGGTACATCGACGCCATCGGGCAGAAGGTCCAGGCCATCGCGTCGATCAGCCGGACGCCGTACCACTACTTCCTCCAGCACGGCGGCCAGCCGCCCTCGGGGGAGTCGTTGAAGTCGTCGGAGACGGGGCTTGTGCGCAAGGCCCGACGCAAGCAGCGTCACTTCGGCGAGGGCTGGGAGGAGGTCATGCGCCTGGCGTTCAAAGCCAAGAGCGACCCCCGCGGTACGGCGCTCGACAACGAGTCGATCTGGGCCGATCCCGAGTCCCAGACCGAAGCCGAACACATGGATGCGCTCACCAAGCTGCGCACAGGTCTCAAGGTCCCGTTGAAGCAGCTGTGGGCTGACGCCGGCTACACGCCGGCGCAGATCGCACGCTTCATCGCGATGTTGCAAGAGGAGTCGAAGCTCCTCAAGGACACGCTGGTCGCTCCGATCGAGCCGGAAGGCGAGGCAGTCATGGAGCAGATCCAGCAGCGAGTCGGGCCATGAGCCCGGAGGAGGTTCACGTGAACGAAGGCGGTACGGCAGAGGTCCAAGAGCACGAGGGGCACGGCGAGCCGATGGAGGGCATCGAGGCCCCAGCGGACGGCACGATGGTCGAGCTCGTCAGCGGCGAAGCTGCGGTCGAGCCCGTCGGCTCCGGCGGACGCGTACTCGTCTGGGAGTGCTCCCTGGGC